GCAGAAAAGGAAGGGGAAGAGGAAGCAGAAAAGGAAGCGGAAGAGGAAGCAGAAGCGGAAGAGGAAGCAGAAGCGGAAGAGGAAGAGGAAGCGGAAGCGGAAGAGGAAGTGGAAAAGGAAGCAGAAGAGAAAGCGGAAGCGGAAGAGGAAGCGGAAGAGGAAGCAGAAGAAGTAGAAGTGCAAACAGAAGAGGAAGCAGAAGAGGAAGCAGAAGAAGTAGAAGTGCAAACAGAAGAGGAAGCGGAAGAGGAAGCGGAAGAGGAAGCAGAAGAGGAAGAAGTAGAAGTGCAAACAGAAGAGGAAGCAGAAGAGGAAACAAAAGAAGAAGTTAAAGAAAAAGAAGAGTAGGTAGTTATGTCATGATAAGAACAGACAATATAAAAAAATTGAAAATTTAAGTATTTACTGATTTCTTAATAAAATTACTTTTATGCAGCGCACAAAATACACTACGCTTTGCGTCGTATTAGACCGTGCACACACAGCGACAATTATGTCAAAGACGACCAAAGATGAGATACTCGCCAAAAAGATATTTGCTCTTCGTCGAGGCTCTGAGTGCTATGATAGAAAACGGCTTGGTTTCCAACTATTGATGGACGTTCCTCCTGTTGATGCTCTGGAGAAGATGTCCGTGTTAAATGAGAAGATATCCATGATAAAGCAACAGCATGAGCAAGAACAAGAGCAAAAACAAGAGCATGAGCATGAGAGTGATTTTGAGGCGCTATTCGATGAACGGACATTGTATAGTGTATGCAAGCACCCTTATGCTCTGGAGAAGCAGATGAAAGATGCGGAGATCGTCAATAATATTAACGCCATGAACTTGCTGCATGCACAAGGAAAAATGCAAACACCTGAATGGGAAAAAACGGTGTTTGCATTGCACCTTACTAAAGAAGATCCTCCGCTTCATGTTGTGTATAAGATGGCTATTATTGATAAATGGCTGCAAGAGCCCTATATACAAGAGCGCCTTGAGAAAGAGCGCCTAGAGCAAATAGACCAGGAGTGGGAGTGCTATGAGCAGAAGCGGATAGAGAAAGAGCGTATAGAGCAGGAGCAGGAGCAGGAGCAGGAGCGAGAGCGAGAGCGCCTTAAGCAGAACCCTGAACACATGAAGCAAATGAAGAAAAAGCATGAGGATGAACAAGAGAAGCTGTTGCAAAAGCAATTGCAAGAGAAAGCGCTAGTAGAAAAAATACATGCAAGTGTTCTTTTCATGATGCAACAAGTAAGTGTTCTTTATATGAAGAAAAAGCATGAGGATGAACAAGAGAAGCTGTTGCAAAAGCAATTGCAAGAGAAAACGCTAGTAGAAAAAATACATGCAAGTGTTCTTTTCATGATGCAACAAGTAAGTGTTCTTTCTATGATGCAACAGAAGCATGAGGATGAACAAGATAAGCTGTTGCAAAAGAAAGCGCTAGTAGAAAAACTACAAGCAAGTGTTCTTTCTATGATGCAACAGAAGCATGATAAAGATATGCGTGACTTGAAATGGAAGCAATCCAACGAGTAGTTATGATGTTCATCAAGTGAGCGGACTTGTGTCATGGCAGGATAGGCAGCATAAAAAATAAACTAATTTTTATTTAAAAATTAGTTTAGGTTTTACAAATTTATTTATTTAAAATAAAAAAATTGAAATTTTAAGTGTTTACTTGTTCCAATAGAAAAATTAGGTATGCTACTGCTGCCAATCGCTCTATTTCGCTCTCTTTCGCTCTCGCGCCACCAGCAACCATGTCTGATGAACGTTCCATCAAAGCCAAGATATCAGAATTGAGGCAGTTGTTTGTGAATGGCTTCATTTCAGGAGAACGCTTTTATGATTTGAAGCATAAGCTCCTGATGGGTTTGAAGGACCCTCCTCAAGCGGCTCTTGCACATGAAGCTACCCTAGTTCGTGTGGGTGCTTTGGACTATTACAAAGACGCTGTGACTAAGCGTCTGTTTCGGACATCTCTGGATGGACGAATCTATCTCGACGATGAGTTGACGCAGCTGACCAAGGAGCAGCAGTCGAAGCAGCAGTCGAAGCAGCAGTCGAAGCAGCAGTCGAAGCAGCAGTCGAAGCAGCAGTCGAAGCAGCAGTCGAAGCAGCAGTCGAAGCAGCAGTCGAAGCAGCAGTCAAAGCGCCAGTAGAATTTCAAGGCGTTGTCGCAAGTGCTGTGAACACAATGGTTGTAGTACTAGGTCACAATACTGTTGTAAGAGCAGTGGTATAGTGATCAAACAGCAGCCACATGGGGTGAGAGGGACAGGCAGCATAAAAAATAAACTAATTTTTATTTAAAAATTAGTTTAGGTTTTACAAATTTATTTATTTAGTATCTAAATATTAGAAATAAAAAATTGAAATTTTAAATGTTTATTTGTTTTAATATAAAATTTGTATAAACACACAACGCCACCAACAATGTCAGTTGATATCACTCTTGCATATGGTAATGACCCAGAACTTATGGCATGGGTGCAAAAGATCCTGTTGCAGCAGAAGCAGATGCAGGAACAAGAGGAGCAAAATAATCGACACGAACAAGAGGAGCAACAAGAGCAAAAAAATCTGCTTCTCCTACAGAAGGAATGGGATGAACAGTTGTTGGAAAAGGCAACGTTGTTCCAGAAGAAGTGGGTGAATGAGCGACATGTGCTGTTTCTATCGGTCTACATTCAAGATGCCCCGAGACCAAAGATTGTGAAATAAAAATTATCAAAGCCAAAACGAAGAACAAGAGCCAAAGACGGAGCAAGCTGTCCAACAACTTACAGAAGCCATAGGCATATGTGTATAAAGAAAATGTCAACTTCAATAACTCTAGTTGGTACCAAAGGAAAAGTTGACTTTAACACCACTATTGAACTTGTTAACTGACGAGTCATACAATGCTACGATAAGAAGTAGTTTTGTCATGGAAGGAGACAAGCACCATAAAAATAAAGTAATTTTTATTTAAAAATTAGTTTATTCAGTATCTAAATATTAGAAATAAAAAAATTAAATTTTTATGTACTAAAAAAGAGTCTTTAATACATGAATAAATTGTTTATATATTTTATATTATTTATAAATATTATAAAACCATTTATAAAAATGAAATTTATTATAAGGAGTTGAGCCTTTTTGAATCAATTCATTAACATTAGTTATTCTATCCCAATCATTACTTCCTCCATCTGGTCTATAAAATAGTAAATGTGATTTTAAATCACACGAAATTATTTCAATATGTCCCATACCAAGATATCGAAATCCAATATCAAAAACATTATCTTGTCCTTGTGCGCAAAATTCTTTATATCTTTTTAATGCTTCTTCCAAACTCATTATTGTCCATTCATCTAAATATATTTCTTTTTGTTCATTACCAAATATTTCATAAATTAGTTTTACATTTCTATTAACATTTTCTGGAATTTGTAATTTTAGATTATTATATTGTTTAAATGATTCAGAACTATTTTTCATAAATAATGGTTTATCTGATGATGTATAATTATTAGTAGATATAGTTCCTTTGTTTAATACTTCTAATATTTGATTAATAGGTTTCATTTATAATAATTTATAATAATTTTATATTTATATTTTTCAATTTTTATAAATTTTTTAACATATATGTTCCCTTTAGTTCATATCCACAATGTTTCTTATAATATTCACGAGTGCCAACACCTGCAATAACGGCACATTTTTTATATCCATTCATTCGTGAAATATTCTCAGCATTCTTCATAAGAAATTTACCATAACCACGATGTTGTGAACCATTTCCATTTGTTCCAACACCAAGTGAAAGACCATAAACATGTACTTCACGAATAAGAGCACAATCAACTAGTTCTGGAATAATACTACCATTTTCTCCACCTGGTGTAGGCTCAAAACGAAGACGTAAGAAACCAAAAAGACCAATATATGTTTCTAAATTACCAGACCAATATCTCCATTTTCTTGTAAATATCCAAATTAAGAAACTAACAAACATAAACCAGTAATATTTAATAAAATCTATCTTATTCATTTCATGTGCTTCAATTGATAAATGATATTCAATACCTTCGCTTGCTTTATATTTACGAACTACTAAATATGATTTAAGATTTTTAAATTCCAAATTACCAATTTCCATTTCTCTAATACCAACACACTTTTCATTATTTTTTTTCATTCTATCAATAATAACCTGATTTAAATTTCCCATTTTATTTCCAGCTTCAATTCCTTTTGAAGGAATATCACGAACTAGTCGTTGAATTCGAATCCAAGGTTGCATTTTCTTCTTATAATAAATAAGAACTTCTATTAATGCTTCTAGATTTTTTTCTGCATAAGGCATAAATGTACCTTCTTTATACATATCACCAATTCCACTATGTACAATTAGGTTAGGGTCTGATGATTTACAAACAGCTGTTGGATAAATTTTAACATCATCAAATTGTAAATTAGGATTATTAATAGCTTCATCAAACATCCACATATCTAGTTCTGGAGTAGAACCAGGAAGATCTGGCATAAGATGAACGACAACTTTAAAACCACATTGTTTTAGATAACGGATTGCTCTAATAGTATGCTTAGTATAACAAGCGCGATTCATCTTACGTAGAATTTCATCATCATAATGTTGAACACCAATCTGAACACGAGTTACACCCCAACGTCTATAATCACGTAGCGTTGTTGGAGAAATATTATCAGGACGGGTTTCGATTGTTAGACCAATAATACGAAATTTAGCCGTTTCATTTTCATGAATTTCTTCTTCTAATGTTTTACAAGGACGTTTCATATCATATGTATTAGCAGCCCAATAAAGTTCTAGCATAACTTGTTCGCGATACTCGAGTGGATAACTTTCCCAAGTTCCGCCAGAAAAAATAATTTCCATTTTTTTACTATTTTCATCATTATCCATATTTCCAGTATGATAATAACTACGAATACGATCATGAAATTGTCCCATAACATCAAAATCATATTGTAATGCGCGTAACATTGCAGGTTCATTTGAAAGATATGAACGAGGTTGTGTTGGTTTTCCAGATAAATCTGTTTCTTTTGGACAATAAAAACAGTTATACTTACAACTAAAACCTTTAGGTGAAAGAACTATTGTTACTACAAGAATACCTGCAATTCTACGAACAATACGTTTAATCATCCAATGTTTAAAATTAATAGGAATATCTATAGAAGAAAAATGTTCTTCATAACAACTACGAATATCTGGCTTTGACGGTCCAATTTTATACTTTCTTTTAATATTATCTACTAACTTATAAATCTTTTCAGTATCAATATCTAAATTATTTTGAAGAAGTTCATTAACAAACTCCTTTAAAATAATAGGATTAGGTGATATATGTTTATTTTTATACTCTTTATTATCTTTCTCGATAAATATTTTAACAGAACTATTTGGTGCAATAGATTCAATTTCCATTTTTGTTATAATAATAAAATATATAATATATAAATAATAATGTTAAATTATCAATTTTTTTAATTTAAAGAAAAATTAACATGTAAATTAATGGAACAATTAAAAAATATAGGTGATGCGTTTTTTAATGAAAATATGTTTGAAGAAGCTATTGAAAAATATACGTTAGCGTTAGATTTTGAATCTGATGATAAATATAAAATTTATTTAAATAGATGTTTATCCTTTTATAAATTAAAAAAATATAATAAAGCTTTATCAGATGCTATTAAAGCAACTAGATTAAAACCAGATAATGCTAAAAGTTGGGGACGTTTAGGTAGTTGTTTAAGTATATTAGAAAAAAAATCTCAAGCTATTTATGCATTTAAAAAAGCATATGAGTTAGAACCTTTAAATGAAAATTATAAAATAGAATCGAATAAAGAAATAGATTTAAATGATTTTGATACAGAAGACAAAGATGAAGAAGAAGAAGACGAAGAAGACGAAGAAGAAGAAGAAGAACAAGATGATGAAGAAGACAGAGAAGAAGAAGAAGACAGAGAAGAAGAAGAAGACAGAGAAGAAGAAGACGGAGAAGAAGAAGAAGAAGAAGACGAACATACTGAAGAAGAACAAGACGAACATACTGAAGAAGAACAAGACGAACATACTGAAGAAGAACAAGACGAACAAGACGAACAAGATGAAAAAGAAGAAGAACAAGAAGAACAAGACGAACAAGACGAACAAGAAGAAAAAGAAGAAGACAAGAAAGAATCAACTATACCAACACTAAATTTTATGCCAGATGTGGATACTTTGTTAAATAATCCAATGTTTAATAAAATGTTACATAATGAAGAATTAATTGAAAAAATGTCAGATCAAACTTTTCAAGATAAAATTTTATCTTATCAATATAATCCATTTGAAGTATTAAAAGACAAAGAAATTATGTCATTTATGACTTCTATTTTAACAAAAAAAAATTAAAAACTTTCAAGAACAGTTAATTGTTCATCAGATTGATTAATATCAATTATAGGTTTAGAATTATTAGAATCTTTCAAAATTTCTCTAATACCAACATTAATATTTTTTTTATTAATAGTGGAAGCAAAAGACCTTTCTCTTGTAGATTTTTGTTTATTTGTATCTATTTCAGTATCTACATAATTAAGTGGAGGAAATCCACCTTTAACTTTAACATCAACTTTTTCCATTAAACCAGAATAGAAAATATTTTTAAACTTATTTGTAATATATAGAACTAACTACTTTAGGAATTTTATTTGAACCATCAAATTCAAATTTTAAAAATATAGTTTTTGAAAGTTTTAATTCACTTGTAAAATTTTTAATAGTTTCATTAGTAACTTTAACTTCTCCTTGTAAAAAAATATATTTAACATTTAAAAAATTATCATATACAACTATAGGTAAATCTATTAAATGACTTAAAATATAAAGTTCAACTTTACCATCTGTATTATAAGAAGATTTTCTAAATTTATTTATAGTAGATTCAAAAAAATTATCATCATCTTTAAAATATTTAATTAAAAATTTATTTATTTCTTCGTTATTTTTATTATTTAAAATAAAATCAATTATATTTGCTTTGAATAAATTAGTCATTGCTGTTTGTAAATCAGATGTATAACCTAAATTTCGCGAATCATCATCATATAAAGGATTATTAATCCAATAAAAACAATTAACAAATCCTCTAATAATAGAATCTTTATTTAATTCTATTTGTTGAATTAATTGTTTACCTAATTCAATTAATTCGGGAATATCATCTTCAATGATTTGATTTGTTTTAAATGTTAATTGTCTTTTTCCAATAATAGGTGCCTTATCCTTACCAAATAGTTCCTTCATAATTTTATTTATATTAAAGTTAGATGATTTTATTATTTTTTGATTTGTTCTATTAGAATATTGTGTATAATCTACAATATCCGATACATAATAATTATTTTCTTGTAAAATTTCTTTAAATTTAATATTATCTTGAACCATTTCTTCAATAATTCTATTTACATAATCAGCAGCCATAATATCGTTAATTAACATTTTACAACTATCTTTTTCCCAAGCACAATGATGATTTGATAAACATTTATTTTTAGTAGTATTAACTTCACAATAATCTCTAACATTATAAACAATATAATCATCTAATTTAGGTAATTGTTTTATATAATGAGCCATTGATAAATTTTTTTTTGCACCTCCTGATAAACCATATGTTGATATTATTTTTTTATCAATTATATTAAATAAAATTTTTCTTAATTCATATTTTTTTTGTTTATTTGATATATTATTATTTCGAACAATACTTATGATTTCATCTTTTAATTCTTCATTCTTTTCTAAAAAATAACTTAATTCTAAGCGATATATATTATAACCTTCGGAATAGAATATTCTATTTTTAACACGATAAGTTCTATCATCTATTACAACTTCATTTTTAATAATTTCTTTATCTATATCTTCTTGTAAAGATTGGAAACGTATAGATAATCCTAATTTTTTAATTACTTTACTAGATATATATTCGTTTTTAACAGGAATAATCAAATCATTATATAATAATAAAGAAACTATCTTATATGTATCTCCTTTTTGTAAATCATAAAACACCGTTCGTGGAATAAAATTTTTATTTTTTAATACATTGCTTTTTTTCCCTATATACTCTAATTTTTTAATTATATCAGTTATTGATTTTAATTTTGATATTTCATGTAAAGATATGAAATTATATTTATAATGTGTTCCGGATGGTTTAACTGGTATTAAGAAATTATCTTCAATTTCGATATATTTACATTTATTTCTATTATCTATTATTAATTTTTTTATTTTAATATTTTCTTTTTCTAAATCCAATAATATATTTTTACAACATAAATCATTAGATATTGATACTTTATTTAATAATTTATTTTGACAACTCTTTTCATAATAATAATTAATTTCAGTCAAAATTTTACTCATTAATGAATCTGAACGAATAAAAAATTTTGATAAATTAATTTTTTTATCTTTCTTTTCATCTTTTTGAACTTTATAAATTGGAAAATAATATTTATTTTCTTTAATTAATATTACAACATCTCTATTTTCATTAATCATAAAATCATTTTCAATATTTAAACAATTCATATAATATTTTTCTTTTATCTCTTCCTTTTCTAATGCTTTTTTAATAATAAAAGTTTGTTTTTCAAGAACATAAAAATAAATACCATTTTTTGATAATAGACCTGGAATACCTAATAATTCACCTGTAATATCATATTCAAGATAATTAGATGTTTTTATAAATTCTATAAAGTTATCTTTACTTGAAAAAGCTTCTCTTATATCACCGTTATTTAAAAATAAAAAGTAATTTTCATTTTTATCATCTTTAATAAAATTAATCATTTTATTTTTTAATTCATTTATATTAGTTTGATAAACATCAGCTATTGCAGCTAAAAAGTTAAATTTATCATGTTTTACAGTGTATTTAAAAAAATAACCAGATTTTGATTCTAATAAATAATGATTTTTAATTTTATGGTCATTTTTCCAAATTTGATTAAAAAATAAATCTAAATATTTTGGCAAATATATAAATCTATTATCTTGGACTTTATTAGTTTCTTGTAAAATATAAATTTTATCACCAACTGTTGAACCGTCAATAACTTTTTCATCTAATATTATTTTTTCACCAATACATTTTTTATAATATGACATTTTAAATTTATTACCAGATGTTAATTGATCTTTCTTAAAACAACAAGGCATACATAAATCATTTGGATTGTTGCCTTTTGTTAAAAAACCAACATACATATGTTCTTTATTTTCATCAGGATTACAAGTAAAATAATTATATTTACCTTCATCACCTAATAATTTTATAGCTCTAATAGTTACTTTTTGTATTTTACCTTTAATTTTAACATCAACTATTCTTTCATAAAATCCGGATTTTTCATTTAATTTATATCCATCTTTAATTAATTTATCAATTTGGTCGTCTTGATAAATATCAGGTCTTCTTTTTTTATCATTACCACTATTTTGACAATTACGTGTCCATTGATTTTGACCTTTTTCTGGTTTATAACCTAATCTATTTTTATCTAATGCAGTAATAATTTTAACATTTTTAATAGATGTATCATAATCAACTATTTCAACAACTTTATTTCTTCTTTTAGCAATTTTATTTAAGGTTTTTAATACATCTTTTAATTTTTGATATTTCTTTTTTTTATATAAATATGTTTCAGAATATAAGTATATTAAAACTTTCATAAAATTTATAATTTCATCTAGTTGATTTTTATCTCTAGCCCCAGTAATTCTAATTTTATATTTATCTCTATCACGACCTTGAATACTTATATCTATACCAGGTGGTTTAGAACGCGGTAATGTTTTAAGAAATTTAATTAATTTATTTGATTTTTTAATAACTTTTATATATTTTTCTTTTACATAATCTAATTCTTTTGCAGCAAATTCTTGTGTAATGTTAAATTGTTTAGCAACTTCATCAATTAATTCTCTATCAGTTAATTCATAATTTCTTAAAAAATATAACATTCTTAAATGCATTTTAGTTCTATTTTCATATTTGGAAATTCTTTTATATCTTAAATAGGTTCCATATTTTGAAGTTTCTTCTTCGTCATTTACTATTTTTAAAGATTGTCTTTTTTTAGGTTCAATTACAAGAGAAACATATGGGAAAAAGAATCTTGCAAATTCAGATAAATCATTATGATTAATTTTAAATTTTTCAGGAATAGTAAATTTTTGAATAGTATTAATAAATGCAAATTTAAATCTATCATCTGGAGGTAAAATAAACTTAATTTTCTTGTTTTCACTATTAATTTTTTTTAACAGATTTCTAACCATATCATATGTTTTATAAATATCATCTATTGTTGCCCCATCGTCTTCTTTAAAAGTAACCTTATATTCAATTCTACCTGATTCGTGAATATTAATTGAAATTATTTTATCATTTTCAAGTTTAACTTTAACTGAAATACCATATGGAGCATTTTCAAACCATTTAGACATTATATCTTGATTATCTATTTTTTCTGTTTTCGTATAAAATTTATATGTTATGTTTGTATCAGGTGTTTGATATTGAATAAACGGATAATCATCATTAACAATAAAATTATCAAAAATTCTGTATAAATTAAATTTAACATCAGATGTTGTACCAGTTATATTTTTAGGGTCATATATATTAACATGTATAATTGATTGAATTATATGATTTTCAAAAAAATATTTTTCATAATCAGCTAATTCTGTTTTTGCTTTTTCGACATTTTCATAAATTTCTGTTTCTAATTTAACATCAATTTTAAGTGTATTAAAAACATTTTCAATATATTGTATTTCTTTTTCATATTTTCCATTTAATAAAGCTAATATATTTTCCATTCTTTCATAAGTAATACCCGGATAATAAATATTAACATAAACTTCATATAAATTTTTTTTACTTTCGGATTCTGGATTATAATTTAAACCAAATTCATTATAAATATCTAACATAAATATTTCATTATTAGTAATAAATTTTTCATAAAAATCTAATATATTAGTTTCATCATCTTCTCTTTTAATTTTATATCCAAATGAATCTTTTAAATATCCTAAATTATTTCTTAATTTTTCATAAACTTTAAGATTTTCATTTGGTTTAATATCAATTTTTAATAATTCATTTCTACGAATCCATTTTTGACCCAACATAACTTGATCTATTTTTCCTTCAAATGTATATTCCGTCCAAAAATATTGTGCTTCTGGTAATAATTTTAAATTTTCATTAAATGTAGGCATCATTGGTATTGATACAGCTATTTTATTTCTAATTGTTTTAATAGTATCATCCATAAAAATATATTGTGATGTTATATATATTTTTTTATAAACTTCTTCTAATTTAGAATCATATGTAATGTTATCTAATGAATCATCATAACTTTTTGTTAAGTTTTCTGTAGATTTTTCCCATTTTTTATCATTTAAAGCTTCACTAATTAATTTTGAAGTTTCTTTAACTTCTTTATTTGATTCAATATCAGTTGATATATACATTTTATTTAATTCTTCTAAATTAAAATCACCTTCTACTTCTTCATCTAATTGATCTTCTGTTATAGCTATTTCTTTATTTTCATCGTCTAAATCATCTATAATTGTTGGTAATTCTACATCATCATCATCTCCAGAATCAATATCTAATTCATCATCTGATACTTGAGCTCCAAATTGTTTATATAAATCAAGTTTTCTTGTGCTAAAATTTACTCCTCCTTTTTGGTTTAATAAATTAGGGTCAATAACTTGAACGTTTGGGTCTTGTTCTATTATTACACTTTTATCTAGTTGATAAGTTCTAAAATCTACTTCATTTTTTCTTGTTAAAGTTTTAATTTTATTTTTTGCTAATAAATAATTATAATAAGAAGATGAATATGAATAAGATACTTTTTTAATTACAGGTTCATCTAAAAAATCATCAACCCATTCTTTACTTAATTTTGTTTCTAGTGCTTTTCTTTTACTATTATTACTTTTTATACTATTAATTTGAAAATTAATATGATCGCTTATAAAAAAAAATTCATACCATTTTTTCCCATAAAATGATTCTAATTCTTTAATTTCTTTTGTTGATAATAAATTAAACGTTGTTAATAAATCTTTATCTTGTATATTATTTAATATTTTCATAAGTGATTCATCTATTATGTTTCCTATAAATATATAAACTTTATATTGAATACGTCTATTATTATTTTTAAATTTATGTATTATTTTTAATGGATTTTTCATATTATACCTTATGAGGAAAATATTTTTAATTAAATTATTTATTTATTAATTAATTTAATTAAACTATTGATGATGATAATATCATACCGCAGTATTCAATATTATTACTTTCATAATCTGTTTTTTTATATAATCCCATATTTATAGCCTCTATTGTTAAAAACATAAAAATTTTCTTAAAAAGTTCATCATGTCCTATTTCAGGACATGCAATATGTGCCATTTCATGTATTGCTACATACATTAATAAATTTATATCATGAAATTTACCTGTTATTTTACTTTTTAAACAAAAACCTAATTCTTCACCTTTATTTATTGTATATGAAGTTAAATTAGAATCAGGTATATTTTCATAAATAGTTGTTCTTTCAGTATTTAAATTTTTTTCTAATAGATTAATATATTCTTCATATTCTTCATATTTTTTTTTATTATTAATTAAATAATTTCTTAATTTATACATTCTATCAACTAAAATGGATAATAATTTTGCTGATTCTATTTTATTTTCATCATTGTAAACCATAAATTTACTATTATTTGTTTCAACTAAAGTTAATCTATTTTTTTTAATTATATATAATATATATATAAAAATAATTATTATAGATATTAAAATTGATTCATTTATTTTTATTTCCATTTTAATATTTATTAGAAAAAACTTTAATTATTATTTAAAAATTATTTCTAAATATAAATATATGGGACAAAGTCATTCGAGTAATCTTACTGATAATCAATGGGATAATCTTAACACCGACGATAATTCATCCGCTTCTTATGTAAATAAGGCAGTTAAATCCGTTAATTCTATTAATTCTGTTGACAAATTAAATGATATTTTTACAAAATACAAATCTACACCATATCTAGCTAATTATAATACAACTACATCAATTAATGAGTCTGCTCAATCAGAAACATCTCCTTTTATTAGCTCAGAAATGTATAATTATATAGTAAATAAAAATAAACCAGATAATAATATTCAAAAAGGAGGCGGTAAATCTGATGAATCATCTGCATCTAGCACATCTTCATCTTCGTATAATATTCGTGATTGTAAAAATTGTAGAAATAAAATAAAAAATGAAAAAGTAGCAAAAACGAAAAAGGCAAGCGAAGCAAAAGGGGCAAAAGAAGTAAAAGGAGAAAAAGTAGAAAAAGCATTAGAAAAACTACCAAAAAAAGCATCAAAAAAAGCACCAAAAAAAGCACCAAAAAAAGCATCAAAAAAAGCACCAAAAAAAGCACCTGAAAAAATAGAAAGTCAAGCCAGCGATGATGGCATTAGCAAGGATGATGAGGCTGATGATGATGACGACACTGTCAGTAATGCCAGTGAAAGTGAACCAACCCAATTTGGAAATAAATATAAATCAAAATCGTCTTTCAATAACTCTACTGATAATTTATCTTATATTTCTTCAGCTGGTAATTCTGCTAATTCTGCTAATTCTGAAGAATTATCTGGAGGTTCTATTTCTAATAATAATGATTATTTACCACCTTCCAGTATTAATACAACAGATATTAATATGATTTCTGAATCATCATAAAATAATTATTTATAGATTAATATTAAATTAATCTATGTTATATTTCAATTTCTTTTAATTTATTTTTTATTTGTTTAGTTGATTTCTTTTTTGGTTTTTCTTCTACTAGTTCTTTTTCTACT